AATGGACTCTTGAGGTGACGGATGTAGTTCCTTGCGGAAGCACAATCACTATCCTTCTCCTCCGGGGGAAAGAGAAGATTGAGGAGTTACTGGGTATTCTCGTAGAGGCCGATCAAACCGCGAAGGAGTGATCAGGATGGAAGTAGCAGGTGTGACTGAAAGGTGCATCTTGGTCATTACCCGGCGGCATGGGACTGACCTCTGTCAACTGATCTGCGACAACGAGCGCGATGGGTACTATATCCATCACCGCAAGAGTGGCAAGTTAGTCTGTTACGACTGGGCCGCTCTCAACCTCGGCGAAGCAACAGAAAAGTACGAAGAATACTACTCCAACCTTGTCGATCTCCCATAGGACCGGAGATCCGCACCGGGGGGAGGCGATTACTTCAATTCCCCCACTTTTTTAAGCTGATACAAGGAGTTATATGTTACCATGTGGTCAAGATCATTGTACCCATTGTGGACAATGTGATAAGGAGGATAATGAATCAGAATAAAGAAATTCCAATGTTGAATGAAAAAGACATTGACCCAACAGAAGCATTAGTTCGTTTGCAGCAAATTGAGGAAAATAAAAAGAAACAGGATTTTATTCAAGGCGTGAAAGATCGTACTGGATTAAAAGGCAGTAAGGTTGCCTTTTGCCCCAAGTGCAAACTTTACATGCCAGTATTATTTTTACGCTTTGAAGATAAACTAGGTCATCAGACAATCGGATATGCTTGTTCTGGTTGTGAAAAACCCTTGATAGGGATTACTCGAAGAAAACCGGATGGAAAGATCATCCGTAGATTTGTTGAACCCGGAGTTAAATTAACCTGATTCTAGTTGATTTTATTAAGCTAGGAGTGGGTATGGGCGGTCGTATCCGGGATTGGCTTTCCGGGCCTATACCCCCCACTAACTTAATGAAAGGAGAGATGAATGAGTTGTAATAGAATTACTAGATTTTTAGATGAAATGCAGTGGTTATTTTCGATAAACAACTATGATCGTAATATAATCTTCGCGGAAAAAGATTCAGACCATACTGCGGCAAAGATTGAGTGTGATGAGCGCTATCAAAGAATCACTCTAACAATTTATCCTCATTTCTTAACTTTAGAGTTGGAAGATCAGCGTAAAGCACTTTTGCATGAGTTATGTCATGTTTGGACATTAGATTCAAAGGCATTAACATTTGATCTTTTGGAAGGTACTCATGTTACTTTTGAACAAGCAAAAAATGTCAATGAAGTTTTAACTTCTCGACTTGAAAATGTATTGAACGGATTATTATCAGATAGATTAAAATATGCAAAAACAGGTTATAAAAATTATTTAAAGAAGAAGAAAAATGGTACTAATAAAAGAACTAATCGAACACTCACCAGAAATAAAAAGTGAAGAAGATGTAATGAAACTTCTTCAAGCCGAGGCCGAGAAAGGTCTCGAGGACTTTTTCTATTTTGCAAAGTATATTCTTGGTTATAAAGACATGGAAGAACAACCGCATCGAGAATTATGCGAATTTTTATTTACTGGCAAGAAGAAGAAATTGATCATGATGCCTCGAGGAACTTTCAAGAGTTCTGTTGTTACTATTGCATATTCTATTTATAGGATAGTTTTGAATCCAAATATCAGAATTTTGATTGCTTCGGAGAAATTAGACAATGCGCAGAAGTTTTTAAGTGAAATTAAAGGTCATTTGAGCCGAAATGAGTATTTCCGAACACTTTATGGCGAATTTGATGTTAAAAAAGATGATGGAACATGGAATCTATCCTCTATTACAGTATCAAAGCGGACTGAAAATCATAAAGAACCGACAATTTCCACCGCCGGAGTTGATGTTACCAAAGTTGGCATGCATTATGATTTGATTATTGCAGATGATCCGGTTTCCCGCAGTAATGTTACCTCGAAAGATCAGATTGATAAGGTTTATGAGTGGTATCAGTTGCTACTTTCTCTGTTAGATCCGGGCCGAGAGTTAATTGTTATCGGTACTAGGTGGGATTATGGTGATTTATATGGAACTTTGCAAGAACCTCCGCATCAAGAGCTGTTTGATTTTCATATTACTAAGGCAGAATGGGAAGAAGATGGAAAATTAGTGTATTTATTTCCTGAAAGATTAGATAAAAACTTTTTGGATGAGCAGAAAAAGATTCAGGGCGTGTATATTTACTCCTGTCAGTATTTGAATGATCCGGTTCCGCATGAAACTGCTACTTTCAAGCAAGAATACTTCAGATATTATATGGATGCTGATATGAAAAGCACGGATTTGGCAAAATTCATGTGCGTTGACCCGGCTATTGCTATGGGGACTCAAAATGACTACACAGTATTTATTGTTGTGGGTGTTGACGAAAAAAACAATTTATATATATTGCATATAGATAGAGGAAAATACAATCCAAGTGAAATTATTGACAAATTTATGCAAAAGGCCAAGCTTTTTGGCACTTTGGCCAATGGTTTGGAGACAAATGCCTACCAAAAGACCCTAAAATACCAGTTAAACGACAAAATGCGCGAAAAAGGTGAGTTCTACGACATTACCGAGTTAAAGCTTAACCAGAATGTCCAAAAAGAATTGAGAATCCGGGCGCTTGAACCTCGTTATGAGCAAGGAACAATCTTTCACAGGAGAAATGATCTAGGAATTATAGAGTTAGAATATGAATTATTACACTTTCCAAAAGCCAAACACGATGATATAGCAGATGCTCTTGCCTCGACATTGGAAGTTATCCAATTACCAATGCGCAGAGCAACAGCGAAACATAAAAAGAAGAAACATAGATCGAATATAACTAAATGGTAGGAAATTATGGCGATTGAAAACAAGAAAAAAACCGAGATGGTCAAAAGTAGCCAATTAAAGAATGATGAGTATTACAAAAAGGAAATTGATAAAAATCCTTATACCCCCGGAGAAGATGAAAAAAAGTTACTTGCAGAAACTTATAATCGTTTTGATTATTTGAAACGAGCAAAGAGAGATGTTGGTGGAGTTAATATTGAAACTGTTTGGGATGATGCAGAGAAACAATTAAATGGCGAAACCGGGGTGACTGTTGATGACGAGGATGAAAGATCAAATTTATTTGTTCCTATCACTCACTCAATTATTGATTCGATCAATGCGGAATGGATCAGACAACATACTTCTGGCCGGGTTGTTCCGAGCATTGATCCTGAAGATGAACCAAAGGCAGAGTTAGTTGATATTATCCGACAATTTGTTGAGAACAAAAATAATGTTGAACTCGTAGATATGGACACAAATTCCAGTATCATTTCTTATGGTAATGGTATTCAGAGAATTTATTACAAAGAGGGCAAGAGAAAAATTAAAACATTGGTCAAGGTAAATGATGATGGTACTTCTGAATACAAAGAAGAAATCATTGATGACTTTGATGATATTTGTATTGAAGATATTGATCCAAGAATGATCTTTCCTGATGATGCGGCCAAGAGTCCTGACTTTTCTGATGCCAAAGATGTTATTTTCCGCAGAATTATGGGTTACGATCAATTTGAAACAGAGTTCGGCCATTTACCAAATGCTAAGTTTGTTAAAAGAACTGGCGATACTATTAAAAATGATTATTATACCAAACCGAAAGATATTGAAGATGATGATGTTGAAGTATTAGTTTGGGAAAATAAAGCGCGCGACTTTCATCGAACTGTCGCGAATAGTGTTTTGCTTGAGGATAAACCAAATCCATATAAACACAAACAATTAACTTTCGTTGGTGCTGGAGATAATCGCCGACTAGGACAATTCTGGTGGAAGGGCGAACCTGAACTGATGAAGTCATTGCAGGAAGAAATAAATACTCACAGAAATATCCGTTTGGATGCGCAGAAGATGTCCACGATCAGACCTATATTTGCTTCGACTTCCGGCCGACTGGAAGAAGATGAGATTATTGTTGAACCGGGTAAGATTTATTACTTTACTGGTCAAATTCCTCCGGTCCAAATGCAAATGAACACAGACTTTTCTTCATCATTCAGAGAAGAAGATCGTATGCGCGAGGATGTCGCTGGAACTACTGGAGTTGATCAAAGACTTGAAGCACTTTCTGGTGATGTTACCGCAACTGAATCAGCCATTAAAAAGGAAGCTACCCTAAAGAGAATTGCTAAAAAGATAGTCCAGAAACAACTAATGTTGGAAAAGCGCAGAGGTTGGTTGATTATTCAACTAATCATGCAGTATTATACTGTTCCAAAAATGGAATTGGTTGCCGGCAAAGAAAAGATTGAAGAATATAAAAATGAAGATGGTACTGCCAAAGAGGGCATGACTATCATGAATGAAGGCGGAGAACAAGACGGAGTATATCAAGAGAAATATCGTAGGATTCGCGCTGATAACAAATCCATTAAGATCAAACCTGAAAAAGATTCTAGTGGTGCAGTTACCGGAGTTAAAACAATTATTCGCGAAAAGAATGGCTATACCTTCTTTGATGCAACTCCTGACTTGATTAGCGGACAATATGATTATGTAGTTATCCCAGATATTTCAATGCCTATTACGAAAGCGCAGGAAATTGAGATAGAGATTGGATTGTATGATAGACTAATCAACAATCCAGTTATAAACTCTCCTGATGGCAAGATGCACATTCAAGGTCCGAATGGTGATGTTGCTATGC